AGCAATTTCAAAGTGACCAATAAGCATGTCAGATTTCTCTGTATCTTTATTAAAAGACTTCCAAGGACAAAATGTTACCTTTTTGTCATTTACCATAATTGAAGTTTCTCTTGTAAATACATGAACCTTTTCATTAGCTAAAATTTCTACTGAATTAACTTCGACAGTAGAAGACAAAAATGCATCATGATTACCTGGAATCAAATATATATTGTAATCAGAAAGTTTATCAAAAAATTGTTTAGCAACATGCAGGGTATTGACTCCAATCTCGTGTCGATCGTGAAAGACGTCTCCAGCAAAAAAAATAGTATCTAATTTTTGGCTTACCATTTGCTCTTTTATCCAATCAGCCAACTGCAAAGCAATTTTATGCCACGCAGGAGAATCTTGATGAACTCCTAAATGAAGGTCTGAAAAGAAAAGAACTTTATTGTTTCTAGGATTAATCTTCGTAATGTCCATTTGCTGTATAGTCGTTAGATGATTCAAAGTGAGAATTCTTTCTTGCAGGAATTTCTCCGCTGCAAACGTGATTTTCATATGTCTCCTCTTGATATCTCTTTAACGTTTCAAAATCTTTTTTAGATTTTTTAATGCAATTTTGAAAAGCGTGATAAGCTACTTTAGTAAAATACGAAAACGGATTATAACCTTCATTACACTTAAATCTCTTTCTTCTTAAAGCGGTCATCATTTTAACAATAGCATCTCCTTGCATTTCTGTTTTAAAACTGTAACTATAAAAGTTACGAGCTAAGCCAAGTCTTACAGAAATCATTTGTACCATACTAGCAAGCTTATCTGATAAATGGTCTGTTTTGTAATATTCAACAATTAAGGCTTCCATTTCTATTGGATCAATATAAACATCCTTTAGTTCTTCTTTAGTTCGTCGAACTCTTTTTACAGTTGGAGTCTTTTTTTTAGTTGTCATATAAATTATGTTGAATTATACTATTTGTTATTTACTTTTCAACTAATATGTTAGGTATAATTAAAATGTTTTCTGTTTCATACAGGCGTTTTCTTTCTTCATAATGTTTAAAACCGTAAGTCAAGCTTGTATCAGCAATGTCAAAGATAGTAGCTATTTCTTTAGTGTGATGTAAACGCAAACTACGACCAATTGATTGTATAATCTTAATACGAGCTTTACCGATTGCTGCAAAAATAATATTGTGAAGGTTTTTAATGGAGATACCTGTAGAAAAAATCTTAGAAATAGCAACACAAACTATACCAGATGTTTCTTCCATAAGTTGTCTGATCTTTTCTCGCTCTTCAACTTCAACAGACCCTTGAATAAAGTATATTTGTTTGTTAGTATTTTGTTTTAAAAACTCTGTAAGAACTTCTCCGTGATTAATTCTGTCAACAAGAACAAGAGTATTAGTTTCAATCTTATTAACTAATTTAGCTAGTATACTGTTTCTGTATTCATTAGTTTGAAGCCAAGTAATTTCTTCTTCATAACCAATTGTAGGAGCAGTCATGGAGGGAACTGAAAAAACTGGAGGGTTTTTATATTCTAACTGCAAAGCTACAACTCTTACATTTGAAATATATTTTTCATTTCTTAGATCGATTGATTTAAGTTCATATAAAACATCTCCAAATATTCTATTAAGAGTCCAGATATCAAATCTTGCTTCGGGTAATGAACCAGTTAAACCAAAAATATGGTTACATTTTAACTTTTTAATAAGTTTGGTAATTTTTTCAGCTGAAGCAAACTTGTGACATTCATCAACAATAATACAGTTAAATGTTTTAAGTACACTAATATCAGTCTTTTCAGACAAAAGAATTTGACTATTAGCTACGACAATTTTAGTGTTTTTAAACTCATGATTTCCTGTCCATTTAGAAATTAAACTTTCCTTTATACCGTATTCTAATAAATCTCCAGATGATTGGTGAACGAGTTGTATGTCTGGTACAAGAATAAGAATTTTATAATCAGTTTGTTTGAGAATAGTGTTGGCCATTATTCCCATTACTAACGTTTTGCCAGCTGATGTAGGAAGAACAATTATACCTCGACCTTTTTTTAACGCTTTTGTAGCTGACTCTAATTGATAATCTCTAGGCGTTAAATTTAGCAAATTAACCTCATCAGTAAGAGTTGGAAAAGTTTTAGATAAAGCCTCTACCATCGATTCGGTAAAATGTATTTCAGAAGAAGGAAATAATGTTAGCAAATGTTTATGTAATACAGGTAAAAACGGAAGATCATAACAACCAGCTTGATTTATAACGTATTTTCTAACTGGAATATTTCTTCCAAGTCGTCTTCTAATAAAGGCTTGAGCTTTATCTTCAGCAGAAAAATGTTCTCTGATAACATCAAGGTGTTCAGAAAAAATTCTAGGCTTTCTGGCTACTGTATCAAAATCTAAAGTAACTTTATACATTATGTTGTTTCTAAAGTTATAATCTTAGTAAGGTTATTCATTCCATACTGAGCATCTCTAAAATTGTGTTCTACTTTAGACAAATATTCTACAAGTAATTCTTGGTTTAAAATTTCATCTTCTATTTTTTGTACAACTTCATGAGAAGCAATCGATTCATTAATTGTTTTTGCAGTTAAGCCGACAGGGGATTCTGCTTGTATCCTAGTTCGCAAACGTCTGGAAGCTTCGTCTTTTGCTTTTTTAAGTCTATTAATTTCGTGCTTATGAAACATTAAACGACCTACCCAATAATGACGAACAGAAGGTAAATTCATTTGAGCATCTTTCATATTAAGTTCATCAATTTTTAAAAACTCTCCAATCTTTTCATGATACTCACTAAAAAGATCCATAGCTGACTTTTCACTCATACCAATAAGCATAACACAATTTACGTAAAAATCTACAGGCTAAAAACCCAAGGCTATTAGATCTTATTAGAGCTCTTTAAAGTTATCTTTAAGCTCCGGTTAAGGAGATTGAAGGAGGGAGGTCCCCCCCGGTAAAAGGGAGAACCTCCAAAATCTTTTCACTCCGTTTAAAGTGAGTCTCAGTCGGGTTAACAAGCTTCATCTTTCGAATGCCCCCTCGGTTGTCCTATAGGGGCGATGCTTGAGTTAGTCCTGGCAAAATGCCAAACAACGGTCACGCGTTAGCGCACATCGAGAAATGTTGTTAGTTTATGAATCGCTGTATCCATTTCTTTATCCCTCTAAAAGGACCCGCTCACTGGCTCTGGTTGGACCTAACAGCGATAAAAGTAATTTAAAGCCAGTCTTTGATAAGTCAACTTATATCCATAAGTATCCGTATGGAATTTGATAAAGCTGTTAAAAAAATATTAAAAGAAACAACTGTTTCGGGTGGTGCAGTTTCAGCCTTCGGTCCCAACGTTTCCGACACAGCTACGACAACTAGCGGAGACAATATTGCTCGCAACGATGCTCGTAATGTATACGGCGGGGTGGCGGGTGTGCTGACTCGTGGTGGAATGATTGGCAAAAAGCGTAAACTCAAAAAGAAAAAGTAACTTATGGACCTAGGTCACTGGCAGCTTGCAGAGGGAGTTGATTACAGACCTGAGGCTTTTGGATTTATATATGAAATTACAAACACCGTTACTAATAAGAAGTATATTGGAAAGAAGCAATGTACGAGTCGCATTAAGCGCAAACCTCTTAAAGGTAAAACTCGCAATAGAATCGATAAAAAGGAGTCTGATTGGAAGTCGTACACTGGTTCTTCTAATGAACTTAATACGGACATTGTAAACTACGGTAAAGATAAGTTTGTCTTTAACATTATAGAATGGGGAGATTCCAAGTTTGAACTTGGATACAAAGAAATAAAAAAGCAGATAGAAGTTGACGCCTTGCTAAAGGAGGACTATTATAACGGCATCATCAACGTTCGTTTGTGTTGTCCAAAACGTTTTATTATTAAATATGAATCCTAAAATCTTTCCAAAGTCTCGTGTTTGTGTAATAGATGCATATCCAGCTTTTGTACAAGGTCTTAAAAAAGCGTTAAGTTTTGCAACTAAAAATAATATACAACTCAACACTAACGATGGTAAAAAGCTCATTATGGGATTCTGTGTAGAGTCTATTGAAACTTTATACAATACAACAAACAGTTCATATCCAAAAGTGTTTTGTGTTGGATCTAAGGCTTCTAATGCTAAATTAGAAAACTTTATTGATAAACATTTTGACAAGGTAATGAAACATTTTCCAGTTCCTTATTGTGGAAAGATTAATATTAACTCTCCTGATTTGGAGGCTGCTGCAGCTTCGTGTTTAAAGACTATGCCAAAACAATCAAAGTTTAAAAAGCTAGCCAATTTTTTACACTTGCGTGGTGTCGATTAAGGAGCCATCTTCTTCTCCAAAACACTTACCGTTCTCTTTGATATAAAGAGAGATCTGAGGAAGTCTCATATCGGGAGGACCATCAAGAGTAATAACAGGAGGACAATCTTCTATTGGAAAAAATGCTCCTGTGTTTTTTTCGTATGAATTTACTAGAGCTCTAAACAAGTTGTCTATTTCTTCTTGAAATACTTCGTCCGTTTCTCTGTTTTCTCTGACAGTTAGAGGAATTTCTTTTCTAGCTGGAACAAAAAAGATTACATCAAACGACTTTAGTGTTAGAGCTGCTAGTGTCTGACAATCAATAATAAATTCTGAAGTAAAGCCTTCGGTATTTTTTCCATAATGCCAAAGACTGTAAGCAATGTTATCAATTACGCAGCGATCAAAAACTAAAAATTCTTCTCCGTCTTTGATTGCGTCTTGAACTTCATCTACAAGGGCATTGAGAATAATTTTTTGAGATTCTTTTGTACCGCTTTTGTTAATATCTAGTTTTTGCTCAGCAATAATATCTCTGTAAGTCTTTTTTGGCTTTTTATACATAGGCCATTTTTTAATAAACTCTTCAATAAGAGTAGACTTGCCAGAACAATGTGGACCAATAAAAGCTATTTTCATCACACTATACTTTAAGCGCCTTGTCCCAAATTAACAACTGAAGACGAGGACTAAAATTAACATGCATTGCCTTTGCATACTCAGCAACAATGAATCCGCGCTCTACGTGTTCAGCTCTTGAACCACAACAAGGCATAAACCAAACGCGTTGAAGGGGAATATTAATTCCTTCAAAATCGTCTACATATTTGGCCCAAATCTCTTCAATGTCTGTATCACTATTAATAACAAACTTAAAGCCAGAATTATGTGCTACGTGCCACTTTAGTACTTCTGGCTTATATGTTTTCTCTTCTGGATCTCCATTGGTAGTAAGCTTTGGTGATGTTGTGAATGTAGCACAAAAATCAGTAACCCATCTCTCGTCAGGAACTAGCGTTGCGTTAGTTTCAAAGTCGATGCGGGGATTAAAATTATATTTAGAGTTAAACGCTTCAATAAACTTAAGGAGCTGCTTTTCTTGAATAAGAGGTTCCCCACCAGTAATCTTAAGAATTGCTCTATTACGAAGATGTTCAATATAATTGTTATCTTCCATGAGCTTAAAAATCTCATCAAAAGTCATTTTGTTCTTAACCGACCACGAAATAAATGAATCACAACCATTTGGAGAATCAGCCGAAGCAAATCCTTTGCAAGTAAGATTGCACATTGAGGCTCTCATAAAAACTGAAGGCTGACCTACATATTCACCTTCCCCTTCAATTGTATAAAAAACCTTGTCGTCAGATAAAAATAATGTTTCAGTAGAGGTATCAATCATTAATACATCTTACTATTATTTTTTAGATTATCAACGCTCGTCGTAATCTTTTAGTTCAGTATATGTCTTATATACTGTTTTAAGAAATCTTTGATAATGTTGATGTACGTCTTGTTCATCTTTATTTTTTATTAAAAATTTTATAAACTTTTCGTATCGTTTAAGAACATCGGGAACTGTTATTTCAGTTGGTAACTCTCCTCCTGCGTTTAAAAATATTTTAAGAAAAAGCATAAACTCTTCTTTTTTTCTACTCCACACTTCTCTTATACTTCCTTCAGAATTGTATAGCTTATGTACTATACTTACAAAGTAGCGATTGATAGAATCAATTAATGTAGAAACATAGACTGGGTACTCGGTTGGATGAGTAAAGTGTTCTTTTTCCTTTTCTGGAGAATACATTTCATACTCGTCTCCAGCTTTTTTGTATTGTTGTTTAGCGTGATATACTTCGTGAGCAATCATATCAAATACTCTATCGGCATTAATCAAACCTGTATCCCCAAAATACAAAGTTATTGTTTTAGTATTTTCGTTATATTTGCCACCTATCTGACTACTGTTTGGAGATACATTTACAGTAATAGTTACGTCTTTATTTGTTTCTAAATCAAGACATTTAATTGCTCCAAGTGTAGTATCTTTTGTTGGGCCACTTTCTTTAAACTTATTAATATACAAATTGGCAAGAGAGCTAATTTGATTCCTTTCAGAATCAGTTAGCTTATAATGCCCTTCTGTAAAAAACCGCTTAAACGATACCATCTACCTATTTAAGGTATTTGATATATAGCAGAATTGTCTTCGTGTTCAAAAACCTCGACCTTTTCTACCCAGCATCTAGTACCATAAACTTCCGTAAGGTATCCAGAAGCTACTTTGAAACACCACTCTGCAGTCTTTTCAATTCCTACAGATTCCATAATGCGTAGCTGACACCCACCTGCAGCCTCTAAAGCCTTAAAATTTTCAAGTAAAGGATCATCTTCTGCTACACACAATGTATGATCAAACTGATTATTAAGAATTAACTTTAATTGTTTCAGTCCACCAAAATCTACAGCCCAGTTGCGTTCGTCAAGAGACTTGCATCCAAAGTAAAACTTAGCCTTTAGTTGATATCCGTGAATATACTTGCAGTGACTGGCTGAGGCTCTCCACTGACGGAAAGCACACGATCCTAATTCTATTACTTTTGTTGATATATAGCTCATACTTTTTCTAATATTGTTATATCGATATTATCCTTGAAAGTTTCTAAAATTTCAACAGACCATAAATCTTCGTATGTTTCTTCTTTAATAAACTGAACGTGTTCAAGCTTAATATCAGGTTTATATTCTTTTAATCTTATTGCTAAATTTTTAAGATCTTCAAAGTACGAAGAGTCTGTATCATTATAAACAACATTTATTGAGCTTGCAAAAAGCAAGGCTGCAACGATCTTGTTAAGTTCGTTTTCGGTCAGTGTTATTGGTTCCATATGCAGGGAACCTTACTATACCTAACTAATAAGTCAAGCTTTTATCAGTCTTTTAATGTCCTCAAAAGGAATGCCATCTTCTACAGCCTGATCAAAAGTAGAATAAATTTCGTTAACAAGGTCTTCAATTTTAGCTCTATATTCAGTGAGCTTTTTGTATGTTTCGATGCTTTCATTATTAATTGTAAGAGTTGAACTAGCGTCTAATAAGTCGACTTTAGATCCGAGATATTTCTTCATACGGATGATAGTTTTAATCATTGGGGAAAATGCTGCTTGTTCTGCTTCTGTAACTGGATTTCTCAACTTGTTACCACCTTCGTCGATAATTCCTAACTTATAAGCAGCAAAATGTTTATAGTCTTTCTTAATTTCTTTTAGAAAGACTTCATTATCTAAAAAGCTTTGAACGTTTTCTTTAAACATACTATTATAATTTATTCCATGTATGTGTAAATCACTAGTAGGATTTACTTTACATCCCTTTCCGTAATTAGTCGATTTGCAGTAAGCACACTTTGTAGGATCGTCTGGATGGAAGTGCGTATTATGAGGAGCGTATCTGCAACCCTTTCCGTATGTCGTAGAACCGCAATATATACAACGGCTATGACGTTTAAAACTAGTAGCTTGTGGAGTTGGCATTATTGGCTTGCTGGTTCACGAACTGCTTTTGTTGTTGATTCTTACTAAGCTGATCGAGAGCGACACCAATAACTTTAGCAAACTCGGGATGGTCTTTAAGTTGAGTGAGGTTTTTTAGAATATCATCAGGGTGAAGTTGTTGCTGAGGGCTCTGAGGAGTTTGAGTAGGTTGAGGTGTAGAAGAAGGAGGTTGAGATTGAGATGGTGTTGCTGGTTTTGTAGCACCACCGCCAACAGAGGGAGTTCCAGGAGTTGTTTGGGATTCCGCTGATGTTGGATTAGTGCCAGGATTGTTAGCCTCTCTTAAAAATTTAGCGCAAAGTTGATCGAAGTTTGACATATTATGTATATTTAATAATTTTTGTGAAAAAACTCAAGAAAAACCTTAATTACTGTAATGGTTGATTTTGTTAATTTAGTATTACAAGAGATGCAAGGAGATTCTACTCCTAGTGCTAATACAAATGTTGTAATGGGAGCAAACTCTCCACATATGTCTTTGAAGATTTCTTCCAATAACAGTGTTCATACTCAACCAAAAACTTCAGTAAAAAAATACATTTCAAAGAGTAAAAAGAAGAAAAACAAGTATTTGTTTGGAGAGTCAGAGGGGACAGCTCTAACTCCAACCGAAGATGCTAGCAAAGTAGAACCAATATCTCCATCTGATAAAAACGACGAAGAAATAGATCCAGAAGAGCTAAAAAAAGTTAACACGTTTTATAGAGAAAATTTAAATAATTTAAAGAGTGTTTGGGATCCAAAATATACTGTAAAATATAATAGTCCTCTTCCAGGAGATATTGAAGATCTCTTTACAAAAGTTCACTATAGCGTTATTAGAAAGGTAAAAGATTCGTCTCAATACGATATGAAGCACATATATCCGCTAATGGATTTAATTGCAAACCTTGATGAAGCTAAAGGAAATATAGCCGATATGAAAAATTGGTTAAACAAATTTGAAGAAAATTTAAAAAAAAGCCCAGGAGCTCCTCTTGATTATACTGCTATCCATCCATGGATTAAAACAATACGAGATGATTATTTTCAAAAGCAAGCTAAGGAAAACGTTGGAGCAATGACATTAGAAAATCCAGATCTAGCTCAAAAAGCAATTATGCCAGTAATAATGTCTTTATTGGCAGTTCGTAAAAAAGTAAGATCTCACGTTGTAGATTTTACTCAAACCCCAAGCTCAGTTCCTTTTGTTGAAGATATTATTTACAATCCTCAAAAGTATGCTGGAGGAGGCATACAAATACCAAACGATCTTCAATCCTTGTATGACGACGTTTCAGCTAAGTCGTTAATGTTTATTGGTAAATTTGCAAAAGATTATTTTGACTCAGAAGTGCAACGACTAGATATTGAACTTCAGGATGAAAATAGTACATATAAAACGTTTTTAAATAATGCAAAATTAAAAACAGAAACGGTACTAGTAAACACCGACGAATCTTTAATTTCGTTTGAAGACTTTTTTGTAAAAGAAGGACAAAGATTTGGTCCTGAGAATACCGGACAAACATATAAAGATGGACCAAAAGGAGTTAGTGTGGTTCCTAGTAAAGCATCCAACGAAAAAAAACCAGAAAAAACAAAAGAAATTAAAACATTCGATTGGGAGTATTTTACAAATAGTGACAATCCGATCAATCCAGAACTTGAACAATTACAAGGAGGTTATACTGTAGCAAACCTCAAAAAACAAGCAGACAACGATAATGGTCACGCTGAAGCTCTTTACGATAAGCTAACTGAATTTGCTAACTATATAAGAACTCAACCTCAGCGGGATCTTGCTGGAGCTATGAATGCTCTTTCTAAAGGACTGCAAGGGCTGATTGGGACCGCTGGTGCAAGCTTGAAATTTTAGTCTTTAGTAAAGCTTCAGGACCTACGGCTGAGTTCTTTACAACAAACTTCCAAGGTATTTCATCTAGCTCCAAGTTGCAGCATATCTCATTGAAGTCTTTAAACTTGTTAAATTCTTTAGGCCATACAAAGATACGCTTGTTGCTTTCAATGTGTTTACGAATCCGCTTTGCTGTTTGTTCGTTATTCTTATCATTATCAAATACGTAAATCTTTTCGTATCCAATATTAAAGCTGTTAAGAATCTCTTCTTGTTTTTCTGTTGGAGATAAAGAGGCTACAGCAACTCCGTTCTTTACAAACATTGAGTCAATAGGTCCTTCAAAGATAAAGATGTATGGAACCTCAGGATCTATATTAGCTTTATTGAATATATCCTTTTCACCAAACTTAGTAAGATATCTAGGCACTTCTTTATCTGCTAACGAACGAGTTTGATAACAGACTACCTTTTTGTTTTCATCAAAGAATGGAATCACTAAGCGGTTTTTGTGAACTTTATCTTCTAAGGAAATATAAAACTTCTTACAAGAATTAACAGCAGTTAAAAGTCTTCTCTTTTGAATATACTCTAAAGCTAACTTAACATAGTTTTCATATCCATAATATTCTACCTGAAGAGGATCAGTTAGATCAATGGAGTCTTCAGGAAGATCTGGAAGCTCCCTATGTTGAACGACCGGATTTAAATCAAACTTGCTAGGAGTACCAGCTTTTTCGTTATTGCGCTTAATGATCTCTGGAGTAGATAAACCAGCTACTTCTTTAACCCAATCAAAAGGTCTCCAAGATTTACAACAGTTATGACAATAAAAATATCCTTTGTTTGGAAAATAGAATAAACGTCGAGAGCGGCCAGCAGACTTTCCTTCTTTGCATACTGGACACTCAGCATTAAAAACGTTTTGATACTTCTTGTGATACGGTCTTTTACAATAAGTGTAAAGAAGTTCTACAAGAAACTCTTGGCACAATTCCATGCTCCTATTATACTATAGGAGATAAAAAGCTCAACAATTAAGCGTTTGTACTGCCACCAGCTGCTGCACTGATTGTATAGTTAATCAGATTTTCAGCAATACCTCTTAGACTTTCAGAAGCACGAACGATGTCTGTACTTGTTCTGCCAGCAATACCTTCATAAGGAGTAGAAGGCTTATCGAGTCTTTTTACGAGCTTGTTCAAACATTCGCCATCTACACTGTTAAGGCTGTCAGCAAACTCTTGAATTTTTCTGACGTAATCACCAACTGTACTACCACCAGCTGTAGGAGTTGCTGGAGCTGTTTCGCCGCCTTCAACGGGAGCTTCGGCTGGTTCTGGAAGTGGAAGAGGTTCAACATCGTTAAAATCTTCAGGATTTGCAACTTTGTTTTGAACTTCAGCGTCAGCTTCGCCGATAAAAACTTGCTTGTATAGAGCGTCAAACTTCATAATTAATATTATTTATGCTAACGGAAGCTTTTTTTTACTGTATTTTTTGGATAGTTTTTGTATCTGTCATTTGGTTTTACACCGACAGTGTACTTTACTACACTCAACTTTTTAATTTGTTTCGTCCCTTGAGGTTAGAATACTCTGCTTATATAAAAGCTAATCCTACAAAATACTTTCCAGATTTTCTTTTCTACAAAAGTCTAAGTGTTAGTAATGTTAAAATTAAGTTTGTACTGAAGCTTTTAAGCTGTCCTTTCTGCACTACCGTATGGCTCTCAGCATTAGGATCAATCGCGCTACATAATCCAATCTTAATAGCTCCTCTCTATGTAATTTCTATAGTGTTGCTTCTTGGAATAAAGAATTTATTTTAAAGTGTTTGAACATCTGTTCAATCTTAGGTTGAATACTTTCTAGTTCAAATACTCGATAACTATCATTGTTAGCATTGAGCCAAATTACTTTGAGATTATCAATTTTAAGTTTAGTATACTTTTCGATGAGATATTTGTACACATTAAGCTGAATAGTATATTCATTAATCTCTCCTTCCCACAAATCGTCAAAAGGAAATAACAGTTTGCCATACTGGCTATGTTCAATCTTTTTGTTTGTTTTGAAGTCCCAGATCTCTAAAGACCCAGTCTTAGGATTGTGTGCAAGCATATCCAACATTCCACACACCATTGTGTCCTCAATATCTCCTACGACAAACTCGTTCTTAATTGAAATGTAATCTGAGTTATCTTTATAAAATTCTTTAAAATGTCCTACGAGTTTAGGATAAGTTTCTAAAAATAAAACTTTCTTTTCTTCAGTTAATTTATCAAATGCAAAAGAGGTAGCTTCATCACATTTAATATAAAACTTTTCAATATGTTTATGAACTAAACTACCAAGAGTTGTAGAATACAAACTAGCCATATCCCATTCAGCCTTAACACTTTCAGCTGTAACTCCTCTGCGCTTTGCTACACGAGCTGCAGCTTCTTCTTTTAAGAAAGGACGCTTATATTGCTTTATAAGCTTTGTAACCGAAGGTCTCTTTGTCAGCTCTCCTCCTACTAGGTATATATGATCTGACTCTATAAACTTAATAGAATCAAAAACCGACAACTCTTTATCTATGTTCATTCCACTATTGTAACCCGATCTATTAAAAATAAACTATTATCTGCAGCATAACTTCTTAAAATGCCAGAATATTTTTTACCTTCTGATTTCCAAATAATCTTATCGCCGTGTTCGTATTCTAAAGAAAGCTTCAAGGCGTTATTGTCTTCGTATAATTCCGTGTCGAAATAATATCGATCACCCTCTTTATAGATATGGTCCGCTAAATTCATTAATAGTTAGAACTGATTAGAGAGCCATCTTGTGAGCATTTTCTTTTCCGTTTTAGGATACCCATATTTATACTTTCCCCATACTCTGAGATCAACATATTTATTCCAAAGAGTTTTTGCCATTTTATCTATATTATTTTCTATGTAAAATTTTCTTATTGAACTTATTGATGGACATGCAGGATCGAAATGATATTTAAGCCATTTCTTCTTTTTTACTGCTGTATGATGAGCAAGCTCATGAAAAAAAGTACTCAATAATTCGTATTTAGTTAATTTAGTTCCTATAAAAATTGTTTTGTTTTCTGCGTTATATGTTCCTGAAACTTGCTTATTTTTATTGTTATATGTTACTCTAATAACTCCTTGAGTTTTAGCAAACACACAAATAATTTTACGTAATTCTCTTTTAGATAAACTTTTGTTATCAAAGAGTTTCATGTATATATTTAAGGAACAAGTAGGAGGGCTCCGAGTGAGCCCTCCTGTATTTTGTTGTTCCTTAGACTGAGATCTTACCCTTAGTTCCGTCCTTAATCAACAGCTGATTAAGAGCAGTACCTAGATTCCGGCCCTGATTGGTCAGAGTAGTTTCTGCTCCCTTCCAGAGAAGCTGATTGACTCGAACGTTGTCTCCGTAGCTACGGATCGGACGATTGAATCCCTCGATTCCCTGGATCAGGTTCTCCTGGACTCGGTTATAGACCTGCCAGGTGGAGTTACCCTCGTCGGCGTCACGGCGGACAGAGAGGAGCTTCTCAGTTGTACGACCAAGGTCCCTGAAGCGCTTAGGCATCTCAGGACGATAGTTGAAGCGACCCTTGATTGCATACTGAGCATAAGCAACCATCTCCTCTTCAGTCATATCGCGCTGCTTGAAGTCTTCGATCGTGTTCATCATTGTTGGGAAGCGACCAGCAATCTGGCTGACCTGACCCATGATCTCTGTAAGACGATCACTCGTGAAGCGGTGCTTTGTACGAATGGTCTCTGCAGGTCCAGATGCAATGATCAGACCGTTGGAGCAAACGAATCGGAAGAACCCGATTGCAAACATGAGACGCTTGGAGCGGTCATGGGAGTTGAACATCTCGATGCGAGGAATACCATCTCCCCGGCGGATACCTACATCGTCTTTGTGAACCAACGTCACGCGATGCTGAGCGGTTGGGCTCTGATTCTGCGAGGTTGCATTAGTAATCCTCCAGCCATAGTCCTGGACCGTGCTGAGGATGTCTTTAGTGGAAACGAACTGATAGCGATCAGATACGTGATCTGCTGGCTGAGTTGCTCCGATTGCTGGGACCCGAGCGATTGCCTCGTCGATTGTCAGCGTGTTTATGTTGTTTGTGTCGTGTTGCATTTGTTTGTGTGTTGTGTGTTTATTTACTACCCCTTCAATATCCTACCGCTACACGGACAAGGCAACAGATTTTTTTGGACACACTAAGAATTTTTTAAAGCCGCCAGTTCTTTAAGGGCGTCTTCAAAGGATACAAAACGAATATTGTTCTGTTCCACTTTTGGAGTTTCTGGCTCCAACTCGTTCAGTATATCTGATAATTGCTTCTGAACGTTCTGACTAAGTCTCTGTATTTCTGGATCTCTCTCTACGTTTGCTCCAAAAAACATTATTTTGCTGGCTGTATTAAAGTTCTATCCCCACGCTCATTGTGGTATCTTTCGAGATAAATTACTCTATTATCAATATTATCAATCTGTTTTTGCATACCCAACATGATAGAATTATATGCTTTTAACTGTTCTGTAAATGTTGTTTGATTGTTTATGATTATTTCCAACTTTGATTGAGTAGCCTCAAATCTTTGTTTTGCTTCTACATCTTGTCCTCTATCACTATCCATTTGAACTTTAACATATTCTCCAAATTTTTCATTAGTTACATAATGTTGTCCCATCCAAAGAGTTACATAACTAAACAACACAAAAAACACTACCATTATTATTGGCTTTATATATGGACTATACCATTTACCGGTACTAGGAGATTCGAGATGATTAAAAGGATCGAGTGGATTACCGAGAGACATGATAGAAATACTTATTCTATATGAGGTTATAAATTCTTGTTAAGCGCAGGATTCTACTAATTTTGCTTCGCTTTCTCGCCTGATTATAAGCCCATCTAACCCCCTGCCCTCCCAAATCCGTTTCATCTTTCTTAATTCTTTTGCTATTCCTTTGTAGTCTTTTTTAGGAACTAAATCTCTTATGTTTCTCATCTCAAGTCTTGAGTCTCCATTCATTGAAGTTCCTCTATTGAACACTAAAGATACAATAGCTCCATAGGCATCGTCTTTTAGTTGATCTAGTTCAGGAAAAGCTCTTTCCGCTAATCTTGCAAATTTAGGCCACGTCAAAGTATCAAAAATATGAACTGCTTGATCCCAGGTGACAGTTATTCCCTTATCTTTATTGTCTCTAGTGTATTGTCTTCCCTGTTGTCCAGTCTTTCCTGAAGCTCTAGCAACTATATCTAATTGATTATCAGGGAGAAAATAAAACAAATCTCTTAATTCCGACTCACTATAATACCCACAATCAACTCCAATACCAAGAGTCATACCTGATGCTCCTCCTGGCCAAGTTGGATGAGAAAGATGTTTATTGTAGTAGGACTCTGTTCCTCCTACCTCATATTCCAATATTAAAGAAAGAGCTTTCGGGGAAGGTTGCTTCATATGTTCAGTTCTCTTATCTCGTAATCCTCTTCTTTAGCATTATTTGTTAATCTGGTTTCTGTTATATTAACATTTCTAGTTTCCTCTATATTTTGATTTTCATTTTCGGATGAAGATCTAAACAACTTCATAGTTTCAGTTCCGGAATATCCTAAGATAAAAGATCCAGCACAAAATGTAAGAAAAGTCAAATATGGAGTAGGATCTTTAAGTACGTTTAAGGCATCTACTACTAAAATAAGAAGTCCAAAACACAAAAAGACAATAAGCCATTTTTGGCGATTGCCTTCTAAAAATCCTTCTTTTGAAAAGAGTTTTCGTCTTGGACCGTTATAACTCATAGTAGAATAGCGCCGAGAATGAATCCAATAATAAACGTCAATATTGAAAACGCTTTGTTTGGATTTTCTTTAGACCAAGTTGTTATTTTAGTTATATATTGTTTGATTGTGTCTGTTGTACTCATAAAACAAAGAATTTAAAATAGGTATAACCTCCAATTAACACTAATAAACCTCCAATAATTATATTTCTCCAAAGAATAGCTAGGTCCTTTTCTACTAACTTTTTCTGCATAATATTAAGATCTTTAATCATCTTATCGTGCATTTCTTGTTGTTTTTGAAGTTCCACATCTGTATCAGCTTTAGCTTTTAATACATTTGCATTATCGATAGTAAGCTGTTTTGCAATTTCCTTTGTTTTCAAAAGCTCTTGATATTCAGATGAACCAACAACAACAACTTTTCCATTCTTATATTGCTCAGGAACCATTACAATTCGAGTCTTTTCTCCTGTTGTTGGATCTTGTTTTACGGAAGGGGTTTGCTCTTTTGCCTTTATAGCAGTTGGATCGTATACAGGCTGAATGTCAATTCTCTTCTTTGGAATCCTAACAAGTCTCGTTGTCTCTGCGGAATAGTAATATGCAAGATCGACTCGAGCCTTTTCTAACGAATCATTTGTAGCATATACGTTTTGACTTAATGCTTCAGACTGCTTTTCAGTATAAACAGTGCATGAGGTTAATAAAAAACAAGAAGCAAATATGTATGTATAAAGTTTCTTCATGCAACTAATTAAGTTTTCTTGTTATATTTATAAACAGCAAAACTTTAAAAAAATGGTTTAAAATAGATAAGTAATAGCATGGCAAATAAAACCGACATAGAATTTGATGTAACAACAGCTCCAGTTGTAGATGTAGAAGAAATTCCTACTACTACTCCTGAAGTAACAGCTACAGAAACTCCTAAGGCCACAAAAGCCCCTAAAGTTACAACAACTCCAACTTCAGTTGCTCCTAGTGATGAAGATGCAGTTCGCAGAGAAAGAGCTCGCCTACGTTATCTAGGCTACATTTAATCTTTTTTAAGATTTCGTTTTAATAGATCTATAATAACTTGATTGACAGGAACGTCTTTTTCAAGAGATTCTATTATTAAGAGCTCCAATACCTCTCGAGGAAAACTCTCGATATCGCCAAGATCAATACTGGTCCACGGCTTCAAAAAAACTGAGCCATCTTTATTAAGCTTCCAATCAAATTTTTGATTGGGTTCCCAACCAAACTTAGCAAACTCGTCTTCTGAAAATTCAATAAAATATTCTTCTCTTTTTTGTACCGCTTTAATCATATGGGATACGTTGTATTAGAAATTCTTCTTTGCTTCCTTATAGCTTATTTTAAGGTCCTTGAGTGCTTCTTGTTCATACGGAACAAGTTTTGCCTTCAATATAGGCCAATTAAGAATGTCCTTAAATTCCAAAGTAGGAAGATCGCTTTTTTTATCAGTAAATTTTTGAGATCCGTATATCAGCAAAGCAACAAGAAGAATCAAACCAAAGATAAAAGTTTTGAACGCTTTAGCCATAATTCGTTCGAATAAAAATATTGAAAGTAATCCGATTAATATTAAAAAGCCAATTTCAATAGGGTTATTTGCATTCACATAATTTACTTACCGCACTCACATAATTTGTCACCACAAACATCTCCAAATTGATAAACTCCTCCAGGAAGACCAACATCGTTGTTTGTAGAATTTGGATCAGTTACAGAATACAACATATCTTTTTTGTAATCTGAATTATAAGCTGAACAAGTAGATATGTTTTGTATAGCTTCAAGTAATAGCTCTTTAGAAGTTTTCGGAGAACTAAGCTCTAGTAATTCAATAATACGGTTTAATTTGTTTGTTATAACGTCGAGAGATTGTTGCAGTTCTTGTGCCATATTAAAATTTTCGTATATATTTTGTTTATGTCAACATTAAAAATTAATTTGTATAGTTGTGTATGTTTTTATTACGTTAATGTTGTTGAAGCCGTTATAATCAATTAAATTTCTTCCAGTTAAATTAATTTCAGTTTTTTGAGTTTTGAACAAATTTAAATAATACGAACGTTCTAATTTTGTTTGTACAATTTCCTTATCTGATTTTCCAATATAATTGAAATCGTTTGTATCAGCAAACAAACCTCCACTATACAACAACAGAAGTAGTAAAAACTTTTTCATGTATTATATTTGCCGCTCTTTCAATTGTCATTTCCCCAAAAAGCGTAGACCTCGGATGTATTCTAATTTCAGGAAATTCTGGAGCTTCATATAGAGAATCGATTCCAGTAAAGTCTTTAATCTCACCAGCTCGAGCCTTTTTATATAGTCCTTTTGAATCCCTCTGTTCACAAATTTCTAAAGGGGTATCCATATAAACTTCTATAAATCTTGCATCACAATATTTTGTTAAAACGTCTCGAGCATTATCTCTCATAGATTGAAGAGGAGAAATCATAGCAACAATGACGAGATCTGCCCTTTGAAACGTTATCATATTCTTTGCCATATATACAGCTTCGGATACGATTCTTTCTCTACTCTTCATATCAAAGCCCTTTGGCTTATCATATTGTGCTCTTATTGTGTCCCCATCGACAATGCCTGCTCTATATTGATCTTTACATCTTTCATATAAAGCATTAGCTACAGTTGTTTTACCAGCTCCTGATAATCCAGTAATCCATACAACAGTAGGCTTCATAATATTATATACTCTCTAAAGCTAATTTAAGCTTCTTGATTTCAGCCTTTAATCGCTCGTTCTCTTCTCTGAGCTTATAAACTTCTGGGTCTGTCCAGTCTACATTACAGCAGCATTCGCTATCTGAATGAGCGTAACACTTACAACCTTTTCCGGGATAATATTCTTCTATATTCATATTAAAAAGTCCAAATATACATATCAGGGTTCTTTGATTCAGTTTCTTCTTTTATTTCAAAAAAGAAATGAGCATGCTCTTCTCCTGTTGCTATATTAAGAAACTTACAAAGTATGATATCTAAAATTTTATCAAAAGTTTTCATATTAATATTCAATTCTAAACCAAAGCCATTCAATAAACTTTCTTAGCTTATTACATCTTGTATCCATAACATAGTAAGAGTCTGGCTTTAATTTAAAGTCTGATTTATAAAATTTCATATATCAAAATCAACATGATAAGATTCCATCAACTTGTGAAGCTCCCCTCTTACCTTATCCATAGTATCAGTAAGGATTGGATCTTCGTTATCTGCTGGATACTTGATAAAATTTCTAAGGTATTGATCTAGTTCCCAGAGAACAGAATAATACTTTCCAGCATTACTTGTTATATCAAATTCACTTTGTTCCTCAGGGAGATTGAACTTTAAGATGGCTTCTGGCATAGTTTAATAAGTGTAAGCTCTTTTATTTGCTTTTCAAGCTTTACAACTCTTAAAGCTAAATCAGATGCTGCTTCTTCCCAAGATTTCTCGCCCTTCCAATCAATAGGCTCTTCAACCCAGGGTGTCTTCTTTTTATATTCAAAAACAAGATCTTTTGTTTTTGTATGGTCTAAGGGTTCAAGTCCCATCCAGTGGATAGGATACATAGGATGTTTTTGAGCTTTGAGTTTTTCAATCTCTTCATCCTTGTCAAAGACATAGTCCACAATATCTTTCTTTAGCTTTTCATTCTCCTTATTAGCTGCATTGAGCTGATGTTTATATTCATCTCTTTGTTCAGCACATTTCTGTAAATCTCTTTCAAGAATATCAATTCTTGCTGACTTCCAGTCTACCTTTA